GATCTACCAAATATAGAACGCTTTAAAAAATTAATTAATTTAAATTCTAAAGAATATATTATTGTTGTTATTAAGACTGCTACGTGCTATACTCATATGAAAGAAGACTTTTTTTTTTATGACGAAAGATTATATATGGGGTTTCGTCATAAATATAAGTATGAAGTAAATAAAGATTCAATAAAAGTATTATGTAAAAGTTTATATCAAAATGAATATGAATATTATAATTATAAATTTAATCATAATATAGAATTTTGTGTTAATGTAAATAACAAACCTTTTTTAATAGATCCAAATGATTTTGAATTTAAAAAATCAGTAAATAAAAATAAAATTTACTATAATGTTAATTTATTTTTTCCTATTTATTTAAAAGTAATTATGTTTTTTATATATTTAGGCGTTACTGATTTTGATTTATTTGGTATTGACTGGTTTAATGAAAATGTAACACCACACGTTAAACATTTTATGAAAAAATATTTTAAAAACAAAAATCCTAAAATGATAGGGTTTGATAATTTATTAGGATCATTTTATTCTAATATTTATTTAAACAAATTAAAAAAAATATATAGTTTAAACTTACGATTATTTACAGATTTTTCACAAGTAGATATTGAAATACCACGTGTAAACTTAGAATCTAATATTTTTTATCAACAATCAAATTATTATAAATATTGTGAAAATATAATAAATAATAATAAAATAAATAAAACAAATGAAAATTATAATTTATTGTTAAAAATATGTAAGTCATCTCAATATATAAATAATATTTGGTATAAAATATTACTATTAATGATATCAAATATTAAAGAATATAATTTTAAAAAATTAAATAAAAAATGGATATTAAATTTAGATAAACATATAAATGGAATTAAATTTGGTGATCCCGTTTTTTCTATAGGTTGTGCTATAGGAATGTAACCTATTAATTCCAAGGATATTCTGAATATCTTGTTTTTATAACTTTTTCATGATTATCGTACATAAAACAACAAACTCCGTATCTATCAAGATTATCATAACAATGATTTTTATTTCTAGTACATAATTCTTGTATTAAATATATATCAGGAGTATTATTCATTTTAATTTTAGCATTTTCTAATCTTTTATTTTTATAATATATACTATTTTTTTGTACAAGTTTATAAAAATAATCAATAAATACAGTATATTGTATTACATTAGATTTAGAATGAATACTCATATGGTTAATTAATTTTAAAAATATAGGATTTTTAGGAGGTGTAAAAATAACACCATTAAATATAGATTCTCTAGAAGATGAAATAGTTGTATATAACATATTTTTATCTTTGATTGTTTTATTAATATCTTGTAATAATTCTATTTTTATATCTAAATATAAACCACCGTACATATATAATATACAATATCTCCATAAATCAGCCCGATGAGCCATATTTTTAAAATTATACCAAGCTTGTACAATAGAAAAATTATAATTATTTTTTATAAATGTTATACACTCATTATCATCAAAAATAAGATGATTATAATTTTTAGCATATTTTTTAATATTATCGTAAACTTTTTGAGGTATCAAATCTTTATTTTTATATGTTTGATATAAATTATATTTTTTTATTTGACTATAATTAAATAGTTCAAGTTGTTTAGGTTGTTTATAATTTACAAATTTAAAGTAAAAACATATTATAATTACTATTATTAATAATATTTTTATATACATGTTATATAAGTTTAGAATAATATATTTTAAAATGCAATTATAATACAATTATCAAATTGTAAATCTTTATAAATACCATATCTAAATACTAAACAACCTTTACCCCATTTATTAAAATATTTATTAATTTGTTTTTGTATTTTTTTATTCATAAATTTTATATTTGTACCATAAAAATTTTTAATTTCTAACCAATTTATTATTAAACCATTTATTTCAACAGGAACTTTTAACAAAAAATCAGGAGTAGCATAAGGATATCCTTTTTCTTTAATTTGTTCTTGTACTAAAAGTTCCTGAGTTTTATATTTTATATTTTTTTTATCTAAATACTTTTCTATTTTTTTTTCATAATCTTCAGAATATTTTTGTATATTATCTTGGTCAAGTGGTGCTATATTATCATTTTCTTCTGCTATTTTCAATTGTTCTTTATCAAAAGAATTTAATTGTAATATTGATTTTTTAATTGATTTTATATTAGGATATTTTTTTTTTAAAATTAATCTCATAAGACTAACAGGAGATAATTTATATTTTTTTGATAATTTTAGTATATCTATATTTTGATAATCTTTCATTAAAAATTTTAATTGATTTTTAACTTTATAATGATTATTCATATTTATTTCTTTTAATAATTGACTACGATAAGATAATAATATTTTAGTATCTATATCTATTTTTTTTCTAATATTTTCTAATTCTAAATCTGTTATTCTATTAAAGTTATAATTAGAAAGTATTATATTTTTCATTTTATTTTGTTGTTTTTTACTTATTTTTTTATAGTCTATAATATATTTTTTCATTTAAATACTACTAGATATAAATATAATAATTATATGAATATTAAAAATAAAATTCTATCCGATGGTTTTATTAATTGTAAAGATATATTAAAAGGAAAGAAAGTTATATTACTATCTTGTGGACCAAGCATAGAAACTTATAAAAATTTAATTAATATAAATGATAAAGAAAATACTGTTATAGTAACTATAAAAACAGCAACTGATTATTCAAAAGGTAAAGAAGATTTTTTTTTTTATGATGAAAGAGTTTATAGAGGAATAAGAAGTAAATTTAAATATCAATTAAATTCAGAGTCAATTAAAATTCTTTGTAAAAATTATGTAGAACATGAAGATATTGATACAAATATAAAACATGATTTAGCATTATGTTTAACAAAAAATCCACCTGGTTTTTTTATAAATTATGAAGATATTAAATTTACAGCTAATAATAATATAAAAAAAATATTTTCTAATTTTCATTACTTTTTTCCTATATTTTTAAAAGCATTGTTATTTATGGAATATTTAGGCGTAAAAGACTTTGATATTTTTGGAGTAAATTGGTATAATGAAGATATAACACCACAATCTAAACATTTTTTAAAATATGAATCAAAAAAAATACTTTTTGATAATTTAATGGGTTCATTTTTTAGTAATATATTTTTAAAAAATATTATTAAAAAACGTAAATTAAATGTAAAATTATATTCAGAATATTCTCAAGTTGATATATCTATTCCACGATTAAATTTAGATAAAACTGTATTCTTTCAAAAATCTAATTTTTATTATGATAATTTAAATAGTATTCAAAATAATAATACTGAAAATAATTATTATTATAAACTATTAGAATTATGCTCTAAATCTAAATATATAAATTGTAAATGGTATAAAACGCTTCTTTTAATGATATCAAAAATGGAAACATTTAAATTAGATAAAATAAATAATTTTAATGATAAATATTTAAGTAAAAATCCATATACAAAATTTTGTAGTGATTATATTTATGCTATTGGTTATGAAATTGGTATGTAAATAAAAATTGATTAATCTTATTTAAATATTAAATAAGATTAATATTAATGTACAAACCATTTGGAGAATTAGGAAAAATAATTAAAACAATAAATAAAATTATTAAAAAGGAGTATAAAGATTTTAACGGATGTAAAGAGGAATTAATCTTAATAATAAAAAAAATATATACTAGTATTATAGATGAATATCCAAAAGCTACATATGAACTAGTTACAGATATTGTAAATAGATTTTTTGATTGTAGATATACTTTTAAACAATTAAGTTTTGAAAATGGAAATAATGGATTTAGAAATTGGGATTTAACTTTTAAATGTGACGAAGTACGAAATAAAAAAATAAAAATTCCCGAAGAATACCAGAATATAGAAGACCAATTTCAACAGTTATATGCTACACCACAACCAGAACAACGAACACAAGAGTGGTTTGATTATCGTTTTCAACGTGTAACCGCGTCTGATACAGCAACAGCAATTGATATGAATCCTTATGAATCTGTAGAAGGGTTTATTTGTAAAAAGTGTGACCCAGACTTTCCCTTTTTAGATAATATTTTTGTTTTTCACGGTAAAAAATATGAACAAATTGCTACTCAATTATATGAACATATTTATAATATTAAAGTTACTGAATTTGGATGTGTACCAAGTAATAAATATAAAATATTAGGAGCGTCACCTGATGGTATATGTTCAAAATCAACTTTGGATAATCAATTTAGTCCAATGTTAGGAACTATGTTAGAAATAAAATGTCCCGCTATAAGACAAATTAAAAGAAGTGGAAAAATAATGGGTGAAATTTGTCCATATTATTATTATTGTCAAGTACAACAACAACTTGAATGCTGTGATTTAGATCAATGTGATTTCTGGCAATGTAAAATTAAAGAATATAATTCACGAGAAGAATATTTAATGGATACAACTTTTAAGACTCTATTTATGGAAGGTGTTGAAGGTAAAGAAAGACAAATTGATAATACTTTGGTACGAGGTTGTTTATTACAATTCCTACCAAAAGTATATGTACCAACACACGATGAAGACGAACATCAATTTAAATCAAAATATATTTATCCACCTAGATTAGATATGTCACAAAGTGAATATGATGATTGGTGTTTAATAACAATTTCTAATTGGTATTTAAAAGATCCTGAAATGGCAAAAGATTATTATTTTGATAAAATAATTTATTGGAAAATCCCAGAAAGTCATAATGTAACAATAAAAAGAGATAAGAAATGGTTTGAGAATTGTTATCCTATTTTACAAGAAACTTGGAAAAAAGTATGTTATTATAGAGAAAATTTAGAAGAATTACCACCATTACAAGAAATAGCAGATAAAAGAAAGAAATTTTATCGTTTAAATACAAAATTTAAAGTAAATAATTTTAATGAAGGAGTTGATTTTTTGAATTTAAATGATAAAAGTAAACCAAATAAATTAGTATCGAATGGACCAGTGAAATCAAAAGGAAATTGTGATTTTATTGATGATTGAGTTTTATACATTTGAACATTTAAAACGCCGATTTTTAAATATAGCTAAAAGAATGAGTGATAATCCTTCAAACATTTATATCTAAAATGATTGGTTTATGATATTTACAATTAATTCTATTACATACTTTTCCTTTATTAATACCTGTTTTTAATATTATTTTACATTCATTACTAAATTCTAATTTTTGTTCTTTTTCTTTAAATTCATTTACATTTTTATGTATCTTACAATTATTTCTATTACAAACTTTTCCTTTATTTTTACCTCCCTTTAAAATTACTTGGCATATATTTTTTTGTTTTACTATATCTTTTTTCATTGTCACTTGATTACAATAAGGACAAGATATAAATTTGTTTTTAATAATTAAACATTTTTCGTGGTAATAATGGTTACAAATTAATTTTATAGATGTATTATCTGTAATAGGTAATTGACAAATTAGGCACTCTTCACCCTTTTCTTTTTTTAAATGTTCTAACATATTAACCAAATCATCAAAATTTAAATTATTCATCTTATTAAATAAGATAGTTATTTTTTTAAGAAGTTTATGATTTAAATTTTTTTATTTATAATTTTAAATAAAAAAATTGATTTAATATAAACAAATATTTAAACTAATATTATATAATGGAAAATTACGAAGAATACATGAGCAAAATTAAAAGTTTTTACACTTACATTGGTAATCTTATTGAATTAGAAGAATATAATGAAATTGAAGAATTAGAATTATTAGTAAAGTATATTGACGATTATAATATAGATATAGATGAAATAGAACAAAACGATTCAGAAGACGATGATACTGAAACACATACAAATCCAATGTTTAATTTTTCAGATAATGAAAATAGTGAAAGTTCAGTAGGGTCCTTTGACGATATACTAAAATCAAATTCGTATGGAATTTATCAAAATAAACCTCCATCTTATAATAATAGTGAAAAATTAGACAAATTACAAACTTTTATAAATTCTAAAATTAATACAGAAAACATTTTAGTATATAGTAAATTAAATAATTCTAATACTAGATGTACTAACTATTTAAATAATCTATACAATTATTAAATTTATATCTATAATTATATAATTATGGAAAAAATAAAAGAAAAAATAAATTTTACTTTTCAACAATTATTTAATATGCCTAAACACCCTTTTTTTATTGATATTGATAAAGTTAATTTATTATCTAATAATTACATAAAACATCAAGAATTATTTATAAGTAAAAAAATAAAAAATGAAAAATTAGATATACCAAATGATTTTATTTATCCTGAAAAAAATTATAAAATATTAAGTTTAGAAGAATTAAAAAAATTAAATAATGAGATAGAAAAAAATACAAGTAAAAAAAAAATTTTACAAATTGTAAATAAATTATCTGAATACTTGATAAAATCAAATATTGATAATTATTCTAATTTGTTTAGTAAATTCCGAAAAGATAAAGATAAGATTAATATATGTATTATAGGTGCTGGTCCAATTGGATTATATTTGGCATGTTATTTAGATTATTACTATAATAGAGGAACTTTAAACCAATACCCAAAGGTAAATATAATTATTTTTGATAATAGAATAAATAAAGCAAAACTAAGAAAACCATATTCTAGACATAGACCATTTGCTACATCATCCCCTTTATTATCTTTAATATTACCTAAAATATATACACTTAATTCAGATAAAAATTTATTACATATAAATATTTATGTTTTAGAATACTTGTTATTATCTCAAGTACTTTTAAAATATAATATACCTATTATATTTGAAGATTATGATTGGAATGATTATAAAGATGTTTTCGAATTAGCAGATATTGATGTTGTTTTTGATTGTTCTGGAGGTAGATTAGAAACAGATATTTTTAATAATATTAATACAAAATGGATAGATAAAATCAAAAAAGTAGATAAAAATATAAATAAACAATTGCTAGTAAATAAAAAAACAAATTTAGTACATTTAATAGATTATCCAATTGATAAGAAATTTAAAAACAATCATTTTTATGGTTCTTTAATTGTGTATGATTTAAATAAAAATTTTATTTCTAAATTTGATATTGATATTAATAATGAAAATGATTTGTCTTTACTAAATAAAATTAACAAAAAATATTATACATATAAAAATACTATTAAAATATTACATAATATTACAGATGATACTGATAGAAATTTTTTATATTCAATATTAATTAATAATAAAAATAAATATAATAAATATTTATTTACTTTTGATATTTGGAGTATATATATAAGACATAGTATTCAACCGGCAGAAATTTTTACTAATAAAAATAAAAAAATACTTTATATTGGTTCTGGTGATACTATTTTTCATAGTCATTTTATAACAGGTGCTGGATTAAATAGAACTTTAAAATTTACTATAAAATGTGCTAATTTTTTATCTAATTATTTATAATGTTAGATATTAAAAATGATGTAACTAATTTTTTTTCCTATATGGATAAAAAAAATATTTTTACAACAGCAGTTAGTTTAGTAATTGGTACAACTATTGCAAATATAGTTAAAAAATTTGCCGAAGAAATTGTAACTCCATTATCAAAAGGTAATATTGACAAGTTAAAAAAATTTCAAACATATAAAGAATATTCTTTATTAATCGGTAACTTTTTAGTTACTACTTTTATTTTGTATAAATTATTAATGAGTATAGAAAAGGCTGATAAAATTATTGAGTAATTAAAATTCTAATCTAATATTACTATTTTTATCACTTGGTACTTGTAATAAAGTATAATTAATAACATATGCTTGAAATTTAATTTTTTTATCTGAATTAAACCAATTATTAAAATATAATGTATCTTTTTGATTCTTTTTACCTAATTCAATTTCTACTTCTTTTGAAGTTAAATAAGTAAAATTAACTGTACCTGATGGTTGTAAATCTATTGGATTTAAAGCAAAACTATATGTATTAATACCGTCTGGTGGTGTATTTACAAAATAATAAAAAGGATTTAAATAATTAAAATAATTACCATCAACTTCTTTAAATTTTTTAATACCGTTTAATTTTAATTGTGATTTTATAATTGGATTATCTGTTTTATTTATAAAATTACCATAATTAAATTTATCACTAACACTTATTTTATTAATATTTAAAAATTTTTCTTGTATTTCTTGAGATTGATCAGTAGAATCAAAACTTTTAGTCAAATCTTCAATTGTATTAGACATATCTTCAAATGTAAGTGTACTTTCTAAGATTACAACATTATCTATTGTTGCTTTTGCTTGATAAGTATTATTATTATTATTTTCTGCAAATAAAAATATAGCTTTTACTTTACTTGATAAATCATTTAATTTAGGTATACCATTTACAATTGTAGGTATTGATTCTCCTATAGTAATAAAATCATTATCTAAATCAATAACAGGATTATTTTCATCATCCATATTTAAATTTTTACGAGTAGCTAACCAAATTAATTTTGAAAATATTTGTAATCCTTTAATCCAGTTATCATCGGTTGCCCAATATAAATATTCTGTTTTTTCATAATATTTATCTAATATAATATTCCATATTAATACTTTACAAGGTTTATCAAATTGTAAAGATATTAATTCTTTTTCACTAGATAATGTTGGATTTTGTTGAAACTGTACTTGTTCAATCAAATAACTATGATCTTTTTGTAAAAATAGATTTCGTTCACTTGTACTAAGATATACACAATCTACTATTAAACTAATAGATTTAATCTTAGGTTTATTTAATGGTTCTATTATTCCTTTATAATTTATACATTCTTCAGCAGTATTAAAAGAAATTTCTATTTCAAATTCTTGATTATTTAAACAAATAAGAGGAAAACTTGAAGAACTACTTCTACTAAACCAAAAATTTAAAGGAATAAATAACTCATATTCGTCATGTATTTTAGATAAATTTTTTAATTTTGGTATATTACCAATCATTTTATTATAATTACTTTGATGACTTTTATTACTAAATAATTCATCATAAATATTTAACCATTCTCCATTAAAACTATCAATTTCAACTCCTCCAATATTTATTGTAATATTTTTAATCATTGCGTGCCCTAATTTATTAACATAACTCCATTCTATTGAAGTTTCTTCTATTTTTTCAAGTTTAATTACTACTGTTGCTTTACTAAGTAAATCACCATAAGATGATGATATTTTAACAGTACTTGTTTCACCAAAGTTAGTAGGATTATTATCAAATGCAATTACATTAGTTTCAAGAGAAAAATGTGAATATCTTTTATAAGAACTTTTAAATAATGTAATTTCTGGATTACCGGTTAAATATACATCTTGAGAACCTAAAGCAGCTAATTGTAATAACGCTCCGCTCATAATATTATAAAATAATAGAAAAAAAATGTTTAAATGTTAATATATATATTCTAAAGAAAAAACATTTTTTTTTATTTTTATAATATTATAAAATTTTGAAAATAAATATAAATCACCTTTTTGTGAATTAATATACATTTGAAATTTTTCATTTTTTTTTAAAATTAAAGATCCAGACGGTAAAGTACTTTCTGGTTTAATACAAAATGGATAACAATTTATTCCTAAATCAGGATTTCCTGAATGATATTTGTATGGTAAATAATAATTAAAATAAGTATAATCTTTACTATTAGACGAAAATATTTTTTTTGAGTTTATAGTAAATTGAATATCAGAATATAAAGTAGTTTGTACTTTTTTACTAATTATTTTAATAGACCTAATTTTATCATTAAATAATCCTAAATCTTTATTATTTTTTGTAATTTTTACTACTTGTCCTGTAAAATTATCACCGGTATATAATTCAATTATATGTCCGTATGGTTTTACAGCTGATAAACTATTAAAATCACTTTTTATATTTTGTAAATCTGAATTTGTATAATTACCTGTACTTATTTCTACTTTCCAACCTTTATAATTATATTTTTGATAAAATTCTGCTTTATCAATATTATTAGAAACTCCTATTGTAAAATCAGTAAATTTATCAGCATCAACATCAAGATCTTTTTTTCTAATTGCCCATACAAGTTCTTTAAAAGGTAATTTTAAATATATATCTACATTATTATATCCATCTGTTTTTAAATATTGTATTTTTTTTGTTACAATTTCAATTAAATATTCGTGATCTTTTTGAGCTATCATTAAAGCTTCATTTTTTTCAACAAATATATGATCTATCCATAATGTTGCATTAATTATATCACCATTTATATTTCCAGTTTGTAAACATTTTTTTTTATCTTCAAAATAAATTTTAAAAAATATATCCTGTTTTGTTATAGCAATTACAGGTAATGCTGAATTATAATTACAAAAAAAAAAATTAAGCGGTATAATTAACTTGTGTGGTTCATTCGCTGATAATCCATTTGAAATAGTTCCACTTTTAGATTTTTTTCCAACTAAATCACTTAAAATTAATTTTTTATCATATGTATTTGATAATTCACTCCATAAATGTAACCATAAACCATACTGTCTTTCTACCGTTATATTACCAATAATTAATTCTATTTTTTTTATAATATTAAAACCTATTCTATTAGTCCATTTTGCGTTAGAATTTATTTCATATGGTAAATCTATTTCTAAATACATTTTAGATATTAATTCTCCTTGTTTTATTAATTTTACTAAACTAATACCTCCAAATTTAGCAGGGTTATTTATATTATGAGCAATAGATTCCATTGAAAAATTAGAGTGTCTTTTATAAACTTTTTTAAAATATGAAAATTCAGGATCAATATTCAAATTTATATCTTCTGAACCCTTGAATGTTAATTG